AAAAGGGAAGAGGGAGTATATACTCCCTCTTCTTATTTTTTCATATAGCAGAATGGAGGAATCGGCATGATTCGAGGAAGCGATCCTGCATTATTGAATGTTCGATACATCCGAGGAGATCGAAAAAGAGATATCAAAGAATGTTTTGAAGTTATCTATAAAGATGGGAATGATGTTCGGGTATCTTATGAAGAACCGCTGGCTGATATCTATATCGTAAAACCGGAATATCGGAATTATGATTATAACAAACCACAAGAGCAAATATCTCGCATGGATAAAATTACATGCAAGGTGTCGGAAATCCGTAAAAAGATTGCGGAAGCCATCGGTGATAGTGGAATCAACTTCATGAAACAATGCTTGCGAGATTCCAACTTTAGAGCATTGGATCGGTTATATGAATGGAGATTCGTATATGGAGCAGATTTCCAACCCGAGTTCTATTATCTCCGTCATTGGAGTGAAACGCATAATCTTTCAGAAGACTATCTTGCTGGCACAAAACTAACCAAGGCATATCTTGATATCGAGACGGATATCATGGATTATAACCTGGATATGGATGATCTTGCATCTACCGCGTATTGTCCAGTGAACTGTGCAACGTTAATCATGGATGATGCGAATGATTCTTATACATTCATATTGAAACCCATCAAACCATCTCGGTTATCACTAACAGACGATGAGTATGATGCACGATACGCGTTGTATGAAAAACAGCTCAAACAATATGAAGCAGTCTATAATAATCAGCAAGCAAAGTTGGATGAACTTCATACAAAATTTGATGCAACCTATGGTGCATTAAATTATCAACTCCGCTTCTATGAGAAAGAGATTGAATTAATCGCAGATATTTTCCGATGCATCAATACGAAGAAACCGAACTTCTGTCTCTGTTGGAACATGCGATTTGATATTCAATACCTTTATGAACGCATCAAGATTCTTGGATATGATCCCGTATCAATTATCTGTCATAAAGATTTCAAATACCAAACATGTTATTTCAAGATTGATAAATCCACTTTTGAAATTCAAAGACAGTTTGACTATTTCCATTGCAGCTCATACACAAATTATATGTGTCAGATGCGAAATTATGGATTGATTCGAAAGTCTGGGCATAAATTGCCGAGCATGCGACTCAATTATATTTCAGATACGGAGCTCGGTGATCATAAGGTCGATTATCCAGAAAATGCAAACATTCGCACATTCCCATATGAAGACTTTTCATTATTCATCACATATAACATCAAAGACGTATTATTGCAGATGGCAATTGAGCGGCGTACGGAAGATGTCAATACCATTTATATGCGCGCATTCTCCAACTTAACACCGTATTCAAAGGCATTTAAAGAAACGCATCTCATTCGAAATTACCGTGAAAAGTATTTTGAAGAATTCGAAGGAAAAGTTCAGGGGAATAATCTCAATGTTATCGATCGTGGTGAAAAGGATAATTTCTTTGGAAACGATGATGATGAAGAGGAGGGAAATGGAAAGTTATCATTCAAAGGTGCCATCAATGCAAATCCAATATGGAATGATGCCGTAGGTGTTGAGCTTTTAGGGAAACGATCGGATTCCATCTATCAGAATTGCATGGACTATGACATGGGTGCATTTTATCCGTCCATTAAGATTGCATCCAACATGGATCCGGAAACATTATTGTTTAAGGCAGCTTTTGATAATGAAGAATTTTCATCTGGTCAGTTCATGAATCGATCCCTTGTAACAGATTATGAAGAAAAGGACAAGAATGGAAACATTCGACCCGTTGACATTACTGGAGAAGCTGTAAATACGTACGTAAGCAATAATCCTCTAACGTTTGCGTATAATTATTTGGGAATCCATTCGATTACAGATCTATCCAAAGAATTTGAATCATGGATGAAAAAATAGAAGGGGATTATACCCTTCTATTTTTTATTTAAAAATCGTATCTTCTCTATATTTATTGATATATTATTATAGTAGAGATAAGGATAAAGAATCTATCTATATAGGAGGAATTTATCATGGGAGATATCATTAAGGGCGTTGCGATCGGTCTCGGAGTTGTTGCAGCCGGTGTTGGCATTTATAATGTAACCAATCGCGTACTGGAACAGTATGAGTTGGATCATGCCGCCCGCCGCGAAATGATTTATTGTGAAATTGATACTATGAAGAATAAGCGGTATCAATAAGGAGGAAAATACCATGTTTAAAGTTATTGCTAGCGTAGCAGCACTCGTCGCCGGTGGCGCATGCCTCGGATACGCTTATGCGATGGATTCGGTTGAGGAGCACCTGAAAAAGCAGGGCGAGTACAATAAGGAAATCATCGACGGCCTGCAGAATATCGTCGATGAATTGAAGAAGCCAGTGCCCGTGGTCGAAAAAGATCCGAGCAAGAAAAAGGGAGTATTGGATATCTTCGACAAGGATTGAATAACGGGAGGAAAACAGGATGTTCAGCTCAATCAAATCCTACCTCTTCGATTCAGATGAGGAAAAGCGGATCAAGACCCAGCTCGAAAGCATTCGCAACATCCGCGCAGGTCTTGAGAGGGATGTGGGTCCGAACGATAAGTTCGTCCACGGATTCCTCGAGGGACTCCGCCGTGACGAAGAAGCCCTTGAGGCTCAGCTGCTTGCATGCTGAAAAATAAATTGGAGGGGAGCAATCCCCTCCTTTATTTTTTTACTTTATATCATGATGGATTCTGCTTCCTGTTGCGTCAATCTGCCCATTATATTTGGAATTCATATTTTTTCCATAAATACGATTCGATTTGTTTGTTGTGGTAAAATGAATTTGTGCTACACGTATTCCAGGATAAAGTCGAATTGGATAGCGAGATTCATTGTATAGTTCAAGAGTTATCGTTCCCTGGAATCCTGCATCTACCAAACCTGCTTGTTCTGTCTGCAATCCCATACGAGCAATACTACTACGTCCTTGTACAAATCCAATCACTCCATTTGGGATATTAAATTTTTCAATGGTATTTACCAGTATAAATTCTCCTGGATCGATGGTAATAAACCCGGGATCCAAAAGCGAATATACTGGAATTGTTTTAATTGGTTTTCTGACATCAATGATTCCGGATGACGGTAAATCCAATATGATACAAGAAGTTCCAATCCTCAAATCAAAACTATTTGGTTGCAACTGACTTTCATAATCCAACGGAAATTTTTCATCAATGGATTCGATCATATTTTCGTTCTCAATGAACCATGCAATTTCTCGATCATTCAATAGTGTTTTTGGTGTAAAATATTTCATTTTGAGATGAAAAATAATATCAGATAATTTCATGTCAATTTTCCTTTGCTATACTGGCTGAGATAATGTCGTTTTCGACTGTAACGTTATCTGCATTTTCAAGATCTCTCTTAATTGCATCCATAACGCTCGGATCTGTTATTACACGAATTTGAAGGGTGGTTCCATCCTTGCTGACATCCTGAACATCATGGATATCCTTTGAGTATGGCTTACACCCATTATATATTAAAGAAAACTCCTCGAAGTTATTCTTTACGAGATTTAACAATTTTTCGGAATCAGCCGGTATAATTCTACCCAGATATTCTGGTTTATACTCATTCATAGAAATTATACCTACCTTTATTTTTTATTAAAAGAGAGAAGGCGGTTCTTTTGCTTTCCGCTCCCGCCTTAACTCAATTAACTTCACAACATACCCTTTGGGTAATTCATTCCATATGTATGGGAACATCGGATCATTCTTGAATAAATTGCCCAGTTCCTCGATCAATCGTACATTCTGTTCGATGCTTTTTATGCGTTCAGCCTCGAATGCTGCTAGTTCTTCTTCAGAACTACCTGCACGCTCATAAGGCTCTGGGCCACTATAAAAAGCATTCTACTCATATCCTGAATTGGTATGTTGGATACATTTCCACACTTGGGGCAAACAATATCACGAAGATTATAGGTGAACTGGTATGGTTCCAGAATCACGCGCATCATCTCTCCGACCGTCTGATAGTCAACTTCATCGAGCTGCTTCAGAACCTTCATGATACCATCAACAGAAGTAATCTTTGCATACGATCCGTTGTATGGGACAAGAACTGCTTTGACAACCGACAGCATGGTGACGGTAAGTGCATCCGATGCAGCCGGATTCTGGGCTTCTGTAATTTCAAGAACCTTACCAAAGATGGTATTGATGTGTTCGTATGCATCCTTGTGCCCACACATAATTCTGAATCCGCAATGGGGAAGTTTAATCACAGAAGATGATGCAAGGAATGAATCCTTGTAATTTGCTTCAATTTCCTGCTGAGAAGATACGGTTGCAGTCTTATTCATTTCTTCCAGAACGGCAGGACTGATCTTATCCATGTCAAGGAGATTCTTTGTGGAATACACCCAATCATATTCCTTCTTGCATTCTTCTCCATTATGGCGTGCATGACAATTGATGGAGATGACTTCATTTTCCATCGTTGTTGCACAAAGAATCTTCCACAGTATAAAATCGAGATCCAGGAATGATGTCTTCTTCAGGAAATCATCAAATGCATCACCATATTCAAGCTTTGCTCCTTCTGGAACTGGTTCTCCCGCATTGAGATGAATCTTCTTCTTTGTAGAAGGATCGATATAATAGCGGAATGGTTTGAATTGTCCAATGGATGGGTTCTTGGTATGATTGAATGCGATCGTCCACTTCTTCTTGAGGCCATCGACAGTATTGAGTTCCTGTGACTGAGATAGATCTAGGATCTCTGGATATGAAAGTCCAGTAAATGTTGCCCGATACTTCGATGCTGGAAGCGGAGATGAAACATCATTCATTTTCCTCGTATATTGAGAAAGAACGCCGTCGATTGCATTTTCATCCAGCTCAACAACTTCATTGTATTCCAGAGGTGTTGTTTCAATAATATCGAGCTCTACCTTACGACTCTTCTTAATCTTATCAACATCTTCCTGATCCCAGAAGATATGAGGAACATCTTCCTTATTGACGCGAACTACAGTCTTGTCGATCACAGCATCTGGAATCTTTTCCAAATTCTGTGTTGCCTTAGAAATGATTTCCATGTCCTCTTCTTTGGTATGGGCCTCATCTACAGTCGACTGTGCAGGAATTACTTCTGTAACAGGTGTAGGTTCTACAGATTCAAGATCATTTTTAACTACCTTGACATTTGGACCATACCAAGGTTCCCATTCAAGAACTGCCGATGGGAACTTTTCAACATATGCTTTGATGCGAGAATCGAGCTGCTCATCACGGCGCTGTATATTTGTATCTGATGCAATTGCAAAAATAGCAGCATGCTCCGCAGGATCTTCAATTGCGAGCTTCACAATATGGAGACGCTTCTTTGATGCTTCAATTGCCTGGGTCTTAATCATAAGATCGTCAACCGCGGCAGCACCATCTTCAATTGCATGATCTTCTGCAACGTCTCGAAGTGTTGTATCTTCCTTCTCCGTGTACTTATCTTTATCAACCACGATACCAAGAGAAGATCGATTTAGCTCTGCCAATGATTTCGTATCTTCTTCATCCGGCGTCCATTTACTAGCTCGATATGTATCGCTTCCATCCGATGTAACAAATTCATCGGCACTATCATCTACATCGTCATCAAAAATATTCGTATCTTCATTCATGAATTTCACACTCCATCAATTACATGATTCTTCCTATAAATTAAAAACACTGTAACTTGTGCATATTATTTATAGTAATTCATCATCCAAATCATATAATTAAAAATGCCTCGTGTATAATTGATGATCGTTCCTTTATTTGAATAGGAATCTGTAATATGGATGATATCATTCATCCAATAATCAATGATGGTTCTCAACTCGATATACAATTCATCTTTGGAACTTGCGATGGACCGATACAGTGCCAATCCATAGGAAATAAATTCTCCCGAAATGATTTCCGTATTTCCAGTTTTACGGAAATACCCAATCACTACATTTTCAATGAATTTGTGAAGTTTGTTATTCTGATCGCTATAGATCTTGTTAAGGTATGTCTCTAGTAAATCTTTATTTACGGAATTTGCCTCTGCATTAAATTTGACAAATGCTTTGTGAATAAAATTTGCCTGCATCTTTGCATAGATTTTATCGATCACGGCAGATGTATTGGAATACTGGCCATCAACATTTGTCACATTTCCATTTGCATCAATTCCGCTTTGGGCAACTAATGTTCCATTATTTTGAATATTATCGAAATATACCTTTGCAATCTTCTTAATAGTTGCTTTCAGCTGATTTCGTGCACGATAAAGGAAATCCATATATTGGTAATCCATTTCTGTCGTTACACGATCTTTGCAAAGATTAACAACACCATTCATATCATAATACAACAACTCCAACAGGTTTGCCATTTTCTTAATCTTAAACTTTTGCGGTAGATGTTCAATAGTATAAATCATAACTGTCGGTTGTACACCTGTAGGAAATGACTTTCTTAGCAGAATAGGATATTCCGCAAACCCCAACATATATTTACAAGCAGTCAGTAGATCTTCATATCCTTCTTTGATACATTCTGCAACCAGTAGTGCAATAAGTAACTTATGTGGACCAGCCTTGATGATTTCCATATTCAGCTGTCCGTCATATGCTTTCATCGATACTTCCTTACACTCATTTTTCATAATATCTTCGGATAATCCGAATAATGCATAGATTGGTTCAAATTCATTTTTTCCAAAAAGGAATGAATAGATGGGTCCCTGTGCATACAATTGTTCCGAGTTCGTATCAATGAATTTGCCCGTAAATTCAATGATTGCATTCCGATTTTTCGGGGATTGCAGTACTTTATGGACGGTAGGAACCAGAGTTTCTTTCAAATGATAGGATACTTTTGCTGCCGATTCCATATATGCAATCTCATCCGATAAACTTTGCTCATATGATTCAATCAAATATGTGTCTGACATAACAATCCTTCTTCCTATATACTCATTACAAGTGAGTTGCAGGATATCATATCTTCTAAATGGATCGATATATATTATATTATTGATAGGAGGTATGATATTATGAAAAACAACAGATGGCGGAACAAATTCCGCGCAATGAAGAAGACTTACACAAAGAATCAACTATTTCGTGCATGTCTTCAAATGATGAGAGACGGTGTGGTTGAGATAGATTCGGATGAATTCATCCGAAATGTCAGTCGACCAATCCGCGAAATCGAGAGGTTATTCCCTGATCCAATCGAAATGTATTGAGGGAGGGAATAGCTATGGGAGATCTAGGTTCGGATATTTTAATCGAATAAAAATAAGGGGTATTACAAACCCCTTTATTTTTTATTATATATTTTATTTTTATAATTGAAAGGGGATAATAAATTGGAGATTATTTTTCGTATTATTGAGATGATATCATTCGCGATGCCAGTCATTTTATGTGGAGCTGTAGGAGCAGCATTCTTCTGGACATTACTCCAAATATACTATTGTGCACACCCATATGATCGACCGAAAAAGAAAAAGGATGAATGATTTATGCGAATCTCATACATTCGATTAGAAAATTTTGCAGGTATCTATGGTGGTACCAAAAAAGATTTTATTGAAATTGAATTCCCAAAAGATGCTCGACGGATTACTCTTATTCAAGGGATTAACGCTTCTGGCAAAAGTGCGTTGCTGAGCCAAATCCACCCATTTGCATATCCACCTTCTATTGACGAACGATCAACATTGAATCTTATTCGCGAAGGGAAAGATGGGTATAAAGAAATTCATTACATCATTGAAGATCATACGTTCATTTTGAAGCATTACTATAAGAAGAGTAAATCTTCTTATACAGTAAAATCTTATATTCAATTGGATGGAGAAGAATTGAATGAAAATGGAAATGTAACATCCTTCAATCAACTTATCCAAATCCATTTTGGATTACAGCAAGATATGATGCGATTGCTTCGGTTGGGGTCGAATGTAAATTCATTCATCTCATTAACGCCTGCACGTCGAAAGGAATATATCGGTTCACTGATTGATGAAATCGATATGTATCTCAAGGCATATAAGAAGGTTAATGATGATATTAAAGTAACCAAAGCGTTGTTGAATACAACCATTGGTTCTATGTATCAACTTCATGTGCAGGATATTGTTGCTGAGAAATCGACATTGAAAGATCTCTATAAGAGTGAGAAGCAACTATCCATTGATCGCGATACACTTTTACAAAAATTAAACTCCATCAAAGAATTGGAGAATAAAAATAATATCAATGAACTGAAATCTCGAAAACATGAATTGGAAACATCATTATTTGATATTTCCAATACCATTGATGTTGTGAAAAAGAATCAGTTGGAACATGTATCGGTTGATGATATGATTCAAAAGCGTGGTGCCAAGATCAACCAGAAGATTGAATTGCAGTCTCAGGTAAACTCATTGAAACTTCAAATTGATCATCTCTATCACCAGATCGAGCAAATGGAAACTTCAATGAATCGTATATCATCGAACCAAGACATTCATTCGTTGGAGCAAGCACTTGCTTCCATACAACAACAATTGTTGCATATTCCGGATGAAATCAAACGGATGTCCTCAGCAAAGATATCTTCTGGAGAATTGCAAGGGATTATCAGTCAACTCGAATCTGCGAATCAAATTATTCATACATTGTATGGATTCGGAAAAGAACCCATACGCATTTATTTGAAGTTGATGGAAGAAGGAGAATCCATTGATCTGTGGGTAAAAAAGCGAGCACAAGAACATTCCTCTTCTCTCAATGAAAAGGATATTCAGCAACTATTGTCTCAGGTATATAAAGATGATATGATTATTACGCCCAATTGTGCAGAAGAATTCAATGACTGTCCCTATTATCGATTGCATGAAATTATTCAAACATTGGAGAAAAAAGTTCATATCAATATCGACACTGAGACATTGCGCTATATCCAATCGATTTATCAGAATATGGATCGTATCCTGAATCAAGTCGATTTGATAAAGCAGTCAAATCTTCCGGATAAACTTATGGATGGATTGAGAGCTACATCCATTTACAAGAATTTATCCAAAGAACTTCCGATATTCGATCTACAACCATTACGAAACTATCTCTCTATCATAAGGGAGTATGAGTCGTATTTACAATTGATGGAGCATGAGAAGCAGATTCAGTTACAGATTCAATCCTATCAAAATTCTGGTATTTCCGGATATCAAGACATGGTTATATCATGTAAGAATGATATTCAATCCCACAAAGATGCGATCGTCAATCTACAAAAACAGTTGACGACAATCGACGAAGAATTGAGTACCATCGATTCCAATATCGGGATATTGACAAAGTATCAGGATGCATTGAAGTATGAATCAACGGTTCGTACATCACTGGATGATATTGATCGCGTGTTATTGCCATTAGAATCTGCGACTGCCGATAAGCAGATGTTTGAATGGGAATTTCATCAAAAAGATCAAGAGTTGAATCATCTTCGTAAAGAAATCAAAAATCAGGAAATGAAGATTCAACGATTCAAAGAATTATCCAAAGAAGAATCAAGTTTGAAAACGAAGCTGGATCATCTTTCGATTATTCAAGAATCGGTATCAACAAAAAAGGGAATTCCCGTTATCTATATGAAGACGTATCTTGGGAAGATCCAAGAGACGGCGAATCGACTGTTATCCATCATCTACGACGATCGATTCAAACTGGCAAACTTCAATGTGACACAGGAAACATTTGAAATCCCATACATCAAAAATGGTACAAAGATTCCTGACGTCCGTTATGCGTCTCAATCGGAAATACCATTGGCAACAATGGCATTATCCTTTGCAATTTCATCGCGCATGTCTTCGAAATATAATATCATCCTATTGGATGAAATGGATGCTGGATTTGATGAACGAAACCGTCAAGCATTCTTACAGATGTTAGACACGCAGATCAAAATGCTAAAAGCAGAACAGGTATTCATTATCAGTCATAACATTAATAATATTATCGATATTCCGGTTGATGTCATTCGTATGTCAGATGATATTCCATTATCGAAATTGCAAAATGTTATTTATTGAGACTGAGAAATATATTGTTTATTGAATTAAAGGAGGAAATAAACATGCCATGGATTCAAGAAGATCGCAACCCCGCAACCTATATCGGATCTATCTTTAACGATAGCATCCTACCAACCTATGTTGGAATGCTCGAGTGGGTAAATATGGAAGATCGGTACTCCTTTGATGGAGAACCAAAGGGGGACAATCCCTATTTTGGAAAACCCCACAAAGCTGTACTAATGGTACAGATGGTCAATCAAATCAATAAGATGATTCATGAAGATAAAATTGAAGTTCCCAAATTTCCGGACTATACACTTCCCCCATTCTTCGCTATCGAATGCGATGAATATCGAATTGAAAAGCATGTAGCTCTCATTACATCCAACCGGTTGCAACCGGTTGTGCATGAATTACATACACCAAAAGGAACGTATGATGCATTCCGATTGGATGATGTGAAATCCATTGATCTTACCGATCATCTTGATCATATCAAAATCATTGCCATCGGTCAAGTTTCTGGCCACATGTTTATTGAGCTTGATGATAGCGAAAAGGATCAGGTTGTTGATGCGATATTTAAAGATGTAAAAAAGTACTTTGAAGAACCGGTTGGTTGGAAATAGAATAAAGGAGGGGATCATCCCCTCCTTTATTTTTATAAAATTCCTCGAATAAGTTGATTGATGTGTGTCATGTTTGCACCATTGGTGGATTTGGAATATTTGGTATTATTTGTCGAACGAAGCTTCATAGAATTTGAATTTGAACTGGAAGCATCCGAAAGCATCTTGGTGGATTCGCCCGTATTTCCGCTGATGGTACGAAGTTCAGAGAGCATCTGATTCAGTAGATTTACAACTGCACCGTCGCTCATTGGACCTTCTACCTTTTCAGGGAGAGAAGGAGTTTCTACTTTAACATTATGATCCACCTTAACATCTTTGATTGGAGATGAATTTGGTGTGAATGTTGCTTTTGGCTGATTCCGACCAAACATGTTGATGATTGCATTCGCTTTCGCCCGCATGGTATCTTCGGAATCATTCATGTAATCAATACGGTTATATTCAGGGATCTGTTCAATCGGAACATGTGCAATGGATGCTTGAATTTCATCAATACCGCCGCCAGAACCATATTTTTGCAATACACTCTGAGCGGTTGAAATGCGTGTTGAGATATGGTTGACATTCGGATCTTCATCTGGACCTTCATAATTATCCATCCATGCTTTGGTCTTTGCATCAACACCAGCAGCATTTTTCATCTTATCGATGGCACCACCATATGAATTCTTTGCTTCTTGATCAAAGAATTCCAGCTGTGCCCCAAGATCACCAATTGAAGAACCTTTGCTCTTGACATAATCAAGAAGATTCTTTTTACGAGTTCCATATGTCCACTGTGCCAAACCATATCCGGCAGAGTCGCCATCGAAGTTTCCATATGCACCAGAATCAACTTTTTGTGTATATGTATTATCATCCATTCCAAGAGAACGTTCGTAATCATTCTGTAAATTCGTTGGAGAATAACCGGACTCTACAGCAAAGTTACCCATGATAGCAGCGGCATCTTCTTTGCTATAACCAGCTTTTGTAGTAAGATAGGTCCAGATATCCTTTTCATTTTCTCCTGTAATTTCAGCAGCAGCGCCTGCAGCAACGCTTGCACCAGCTTTACCACCATCATTTCCAAGACTACCGACAAGACCACCGGTAAGACCATACAACATTTTTTGACCAGCTTGCATGATTTGACCTATAATACTTGTTGCGCCAGAAGAACCTCCACCGGAAGTTCCACCAACCCCATTTGCAAACCCCTTTGCATTTGGATCACCCGTCTTGATAATGTGTGCGGCATTCTGCCAATCACGTTCGGTCGCACGCTCAACAACTTTAAGCTCCGAAGAAGAGTTATCGACGCCCCAGGGCTCACCGTTCTTCATACCAGTATAAATACCAATATGATTGTTATGGTTATCATCGTCTTCTGTTGGTCCAATCGGCGTAGAAGATTGATCCCAAGTAACAGCATCCCCTGGACTCAGATTTGAACGATTGTATGGAGCAATTGGAATATTCTGTTTTGCGGCATTTTGTAGAATGCCGACAACGGAAACAACGCCACTTTCCTTCATCTGCTTTAAGAATGGACTGTAGTAACTACCAATTTTACCGACAGCCTCAGCGCAACCGACGCTACCATTATCCATTCTTTTACCAAGCCATGCCTGAACGCCTTGGCGCAATCCCTCTTCAATGTTTCCATTTGATGCGGGAGCTGCAGCACCACCTGGTCCAGATACCGGTTTTGCCACACTTGCCTCTGTTGGCATACTACCACTATCGCCACCAGGACCATCCATTGCATATGCAACCATTGGATCAACTTCATCCCCTGGACCTCCGGCACGATGTGTAAGTGGGTTTACGGGATGGCCATTCTTCTCTACTTGATAGTGGAGATGGGCTCCCGTTGATCCGCCAGTATTCCCCATGCGACCAATGATATTACCCTTATCAACTCTGGATCCTGGAGTTACTCCATGAGATGCAAGGTGCATGTATTTGTAGGTATATCCATCATCGCCCTGATAGGTAACATAGTTGCCTCCACCACCATGCTCATATCCAGAATCAACCACGGTGCCAGATGTCGTTGCCGTTGCTTCTGCAGTTGAAGCTCCGTTTGCCGGAATCAAATCAACACCACGATGCACGGTTTTAATCCCATGAATTGGATGGATACGAGGACCGTATCCGCTGGTAATAGAAGCAGCACTCGACAACGGTCCATTGACTTCATCTAGACCTCCACCCATACGAGATGAACCAGTAGCAGATGCATATTTATCTTTTGCCCAATCTCCGAAACTATTGAATGCAAGTTTTGCAACATCGGCAAGAGACATCTCCTTTAGGTCTTTGAACATCGTTCCGACTTTATCGAAAAGATTTCCAAGACCTCCGCCAACATATTGGAAGAATGTTTTATTTTCTTTCCCCCATGGAGTGTAATCCGAAAGTTTGAATTCCTTCAAAGAATTTACCCATTCGCCAACCTTTTGACCCATCTTATAGAATGGAACGATGGCATCATGTGCAAATACTCTAAGACCCAATCCGGGAACTTCCCATGGACGAATGTTAATGATGTTCCCAATGAAATTATCCGAAACATATTCATCGTAACTATCCAATCCACTACGAATTTGATCCCCAGTATCTCCGGACATCCAATGATCAAAAATTTCTTTAATCCCGCCACCAATCTTATGAACGACAGCAGAGATATTATGGAAGGATGCTCGAATCATTGGACCAAGTGCGATGGTCCCAAGTTCGGATTCACCACTTAGAATCTTTGAATAGATATCAAAATCAAATTCATCCGCAGCTTTTTCAGAAGGAGGTCCGAGGAATTCTTGAATATTCTTTGCAATATTCTCCATGGTCGGCATCATAAATTTACCCAACACACGAAGTGGATATAATGGGAGCGATAGAATCTTTGTAACGACTTCACCCGCATGCTTCATAGACGGATCATCGATGAAATTCTTTACAGTCGAAATTGTGGATGTAAAATCTTCTTTAGCTGTATCAACTGCCGCATTTCCAAACGCAACAGCGGTATCTTTGATGCCATATGCAATCTTACCAACTTTAGCAAGCAATGTTGGATTGACCAGATCGTTGTATTCTTCAAGAGACAGGTTGGTTCCATTTTCATCATTGTATTTCTGAAGATCTTCTGCAAGACGTTCACGTTTCTCAGACGACGTTTCTGTACCTGCAGCTTCTGCGATTGCATCGTAGATAGTAATTGCAATCGTTTCGCGAACACCTGGATCGATAAAGATATCTGCAAGCTCAACCAACGGTAGCATTGGAACGCCATTGAAAATTACACCAAGAATACTTGCAATTGAATTCATCACAACATTCGTATCTTCCGAACGCACATGAAATAAATTCGCGGTATCCATTGCACCTGCAATACCACCAATGGTACCCATGGCAACGTTCACAAGACCAGCAGTTGCGGTACCACCCGCCGTATTCAATCCAGCAACCGTTAAACATTTTCCAATGATCTTTGCTGCTCGACTTCCTGCTTTTGATGCAAGACCGGCTAGTTTATTTGGTGTAATCTTTTTGAGAATGCCCCATAACTTTTCAATGACACCATCCAGTTTTGATTTTGCAGATCCCATCAATTCCTGTAACTGTTGACTCGATTTGAGTTTCTCAACCAAATCACCAAATGCTTTAAGCATTCCATCAACGAGTTTATTGAGAGCTCCTTGTTTTACAACCTCAACGCCACCGACTTTAACAGCACCACGCATCGACCACATAGCACCAGCCTGCGTTGCCATGGCTGCTCCGTCACCAAGCATTTCAGATCCGGTGAGGTCAGCAACCGCATTCCCCACAGTGTTACCTGCTGCAGCACCGATAGCAAATCCGGTACCCATTTTCAGGACACCATGATTCATCTTACTTAAGAATCTTTCATACTTTGGATTTGTTACAATTTCTTCTGAGAATTGTGCGAATCGTCCAGGATTTACATTTTCCGTCATACCGAATTTACTTGCATTCTTAGCAAAAAATTCGGATGCTTTACTCATGATTGGGAATCGTGCATTTTCCTGGGCAAGTGCACCAAGTCCACGAGCTGCATCAGAATCGATGATACGATTTCCTTCTGCATCACGATGCGCATATGCCAGTGAGAATGGGCTGGCCACTCTGTCCGGACGATCGCCACCTCCACCTTCATCATCAACGCCAAGAAGATCTTTAAAGAATTTGAATGCAGTTTCTTTCATAAAGTCCCAGATATCGCCTGCGACTTCTACGACTTTATTCTTGATTGTCTTCTTGGTTTCATCATCAAGGACATTATCCCAAATTGCTTTCAGTCCTGCAACGACGGCTCCTCCAGCAAGAACCTTGCTCATTAAACCGCCGTTTGTGAAGAAATCAAGCATTTTTTCAAGGATATTTTTTTCGCCCTTTTCCGATTTCTTGTTTTTATTCCAACGAAGAATCTTCGAGAGCGAACTCTTCATCTTTGAGAAGAAACCAGGACCACTTTCTCCACTTGCAACATTATTAATTTCATTGATTTCAGTATCGGTAATTTCATCATTTGCGCTAATGGTTTGAATTGCAGCTCCCATCATCGCTTCGGATTGACGCGACTTTCCAGAAGTATTATCTTTAATTCCTTCCAGTAGTTTAATCTGTTCTTGCATCAAGTCACGTTGTTGCTCTTCAATCGTGACTTGTTCTTCCATGTAATCTTCGACTTTACGTTTCTTGCCTGAATTAAGACTTGCTTGATATGAACTATAGCTATCATACTTGGAATCATTTGTAATACTTTTGCGTTCTTCTTGTCGCTGTTTCAACTTTGCTGCCATATCTTTTGTTGCGATGAGATTTGCAGCAGTACGAAGAACGCCACCGGTTGCTTCTCCAGTACCAGTAATTCCAAAACCAGCGGCGCTTGCCAAACCCTTTACCAGATTCCCTGGAACAGAAAGTAGACTTGTAAAGCTACCCATCAACTTTCCACCAAGCCATCGGAACAATTTTCCAAATGTGGAATCGGCAGCCGATTTTACGCTATCAACAACACGAGATTTGATTGCAAATCCAAGATCGGCAATTGGCCCTAAAATATTCTTTCGCAATTGTGTTGTAAAACGATCGAATACTTTACCAACAGCATATCGTACGGGATTGATGATGGAATCCATTGCTTTTCCAAAAATACCCTTGGTAATAGTTTCCCCATCTTTATCTTTTTCACCGAAAAGGAATTTCTTTAACTTCTTTCCGATTCCAGCAGAATGCAATCCGATTCCTGCAAGTGAACCTGCGAGCAATCCAATTGGTCCGCCAAGAATTCCCATACCTGCCATTGCGCCAACCGACGTCGTTAATAGCTTAGAGCGCTTCTCTTCGACGGATTGATCATCATCCGAATCACCCTTCATCGTAAAGAATCCAGCAACACTTTTAAACCAATTCATAGTTTTCTTGGAAGCGTCACCAAAAACATCTTTGATGCTATCCTTTACAAATCCAAACAATCCGCCTTTGTCATTATCGGCAACCTTCTTAATGATCTTATTTCCGTTCTGATCAACATCGGCATAGGAGTATCCGGTACCAAACATTTTATGTTTTACATGACCCCATAGATTTCCATAAGAGTCATTGATTGTCTTTGCTTGGTCTTGTACCCATTTGAATCCAACGGATTGGACATCGCGTGCAATATCAAGGAATGCAGCTTTTACATCATCGGGATTCCCACTGAACATTGCACGTGCAAAATTACCGCCACGCATCTTTGCCCATTGGCCAAATTTTTCCGATTTCGAACCTGCTTTATATTCCTCAGATTCTTGCATTGCCTTCCAGTCTTCATCATCAGAACCAGCCTTTGCATTAAATGCTGCTCCAGATTCGGAATCACTATCTGGTGTTTCACGATGATCGACTGGCGCTCCCAGATTGCCCAATCTCTTGAACTGTCGTGTTCGAATATCTGCAGAACCGACCTGGAATACATTGATGCCCTTATTCAATCTCCGATAGATTTCATAGAGAACGGAGTTTGTGTAGACAACGCCAAACTTTGTACCACCTGATGCTTTGGATTGTACACTGGCACCTTTTCCATAGGATTGAAGAATACGTTCGCGATCTGCATTTGGATCATCTTTGATATTCTCAAGTCCATATTCATTGAACTTTCTTGCATTATCAACAAATGCAGAAGCAGATTGATTTCTACCAAGATTTGTTTTCTGGGCTTGAATGATTAAATCCTGCGCATTGGTACCAGTGGTGAGATTTTTCATATTATCAATAAACCGATTGAGTTGTTGCATCTCTTTTTCAGAGAATTGAATACCTCCAGTCAGTTTATTAATATATGCAGCAGCACTGTCTCGATTTCGGAAGCTTGCAATATTCTTTCGTGCTTCTCCCGATGACGTTGTCTTTCCAATATCATCAATAATTAAATCATAGAGCATATTGGAAATTGTATCCGGCGGTAGACTCTTCTGAATATTTTTTGTTGCACTATTCAATGATGTTGTAATGGATTCTTGAATGGCTCTTGTAAAATCGTTTTGAATCTGGTTTGCTCCAACAAATTTTCGATTCTGATAATTGTATACTTGATCTTTTCCTGTAATTGCATGAAGGATATCTTTTAAATATCCCGGAATCACATTGACAATTGCTTCTTTGGTTACGGAATCAAAAGGAACAGTTTTCAGTTCCAATTGTTTTCGAGAAGTGTCTGCAGCCTTTTTGTCCGTCGACTGAATACCAAAGATCTTCCCCATGATTCCCATGAAGCCATTTTGGTTCTTCCGTTCACCCAATCGAATCAAAGAATCAATTAATACACTATTGACCGCATCGTCTAGTGCATTCATATTCTTTTTCAAATTCGGTGCGGCTTTATCCATGCCCATGGAGAATAGCATCGATACAATTGCATCAGGTCCAGCTGCTTTTCCAAGTCCCAACATTGTAGAAGCAAGACTGATAACTGGTCCCAGCTGACTGTTTTGAATATTTCCTTTAATGATATCTTTGTAATTCTTAAAGGAGAATTTTCCACCAATGATATCTTCTCGAGGATCTTTATTCTCGGAAGATGCGGCAACTGTGGCCTCAATCAAAGTGGAAGTATTCTTCGTTGTTACTTCAATTAACTGATCAAGCTTTTCTTCAATGGATTTGAATCCGGCTGAGATTACAGCCGTCTGTTTATCTAACGAAGCAAGTATATTTGCCGTTGTTTCAATCTGTGCTTCCATCAGCTTTGCTGAACTGGAAATCACGGATTTTGCAACCGTATTCGAACCTTTTTGAAATTCGGTAATTTCTGCCTCAGCAACGGTTGCGGTATCAGACGATTCAATTCCATCAAACGATAATTGTGAATCGATATCGATTCCATCGAGAGCATCTTCTTCTTGCATATACCATGCATGAATTTTATTTAGCGTACTACCAGATTGTGTCTTCATCCCACTGATAACATTTCGAATGGGCATGACACTTGCATTTAGTTCACGCTTTAACGTAGTCAATTCTGATCTTGCGGAAGACGCGATGGAGGTTGTCTTCGGCATCAATTCTTGAATATAATCACCAGCTGCACCTCTGAGGTATTGCGCTGTTTTCTGAAAAAATTCGGGTCCAATTTTACTTTTCTTAACACCTATTGACGCACTCATATTTCTTTACACCTCACTTGTGCGGTTGGTATTCTTAACTAATTGGTCTGAGGGGATTGTTCCGAATAAAAAATAAATGGGAGGGTAAATCCCTCCCATTTACATCAATCCTTGTAGATTTAATGGAAACTCTAAGAATCGTCGATTATTTAATGAAGACAATGATGCAACATCAATTTTGTCAACTAATTGCGTCTGGACATATTCCCGATCCCCATTACTTAACATCTCTTCATGCGTATCCAATGACATGCACCGATAGTTTTCCGAAATCATTTCTACATGTTTCTTCGGAAAGATATCCATGATTGGAGTTAATGATGTATACTCCATCAAAATGGAACCACTCTTCATCGATTCTTGTAAGAGTAATACCATTTGATCGGTCTTCAATTCTCGAATCACATCAATATTGCGATATACATCACCGATGGAAAGTAGTAGAAGTTGATAGTATAGTTTATTATGGAACATATTCTGAGTTGTACGAGAAATATCATCGTCTTTCAAGAGATAGAGAATCATAGAATCCAAATCCGAAATCATCGTTCGAATCCCTTTATCTCGACAAAGATAGATGGGAGTAATATTTCCATCAAAATGATACAACGTATCAAATCGATCCGTTGTAATAATTACATTATTATCTCCTTCCAACATCTTTGGGATGATGGATGAATCAAATCCCTTTGCTCTCACAAAGTATACGCTGTCAATATATTGACAAATCAACTCTACTTCTTTGATGATATTTCGTTTTACAATCTGCAAAATATCACGGTATTGTGGATTGTTATTATATTTATTGAAATAAAACTTTCGATAGTACTTTTTGTATGTACGCATGATTTGTTTATCCGATGTTAAGTCCGTATAATAGAAGAAGATTTTACAATTCTTCTGGTGCTTCTTGAAATACATCCGATAATTCGCTGCAACATTTAAGATTGCCGATTCCATTTCCAACACAAACTGTTGTTTGAAATTTACAATCATCTGTAACACATTACGTCGATGACTAAGATTATCTAGTATTGATTCAAAGTTGATAAACACATTTACATTATCAGATGGATCGGATAAAATATGTGCAATATGTTTATCTAACTCAACCCACTTAATCATCATACTTCCGGCTGTTGTCCCAATACCAGTATGATATTTTGCCTCCATAAAGACCACCCTTCATATGACTTCCGATACACGTTCAATTTGCGATGACGGTACTCCAAAATCATCCGCTCTCATATTCTGGAATACGACAATTTCATTATATAACCATCGATACTTTTTTATCGTTGATTTTACATGGGATATCGTAATATTATTGTCGACATAGAGATGGATATTTACATTCTCTCCATAAATTCCTTTATCAATCAAGAATGCAATCCCATCATCATATCGCGCACCTAATGTCGCAACGTATACACTATTCTCCATTTTAAAATTATGATAAACCGAAATCAATGTAATGATTCCCTCAGCGATAAATATTGTGATGGGTTCTTCCGAGAACAAATCAACATCAGATTTGATCGTGTATAAAATTTTATCTTCTGAATTATCCAATCGCTGTTTCAACCATGGCGTTGTTTTTGGTTGATAAAATCGCGTCATTATTGATAATTGATCCGTTGATAGAAATGAAATTCCTTCTTCTGCGGATACAATTCTATGTTGCAATCGATTGGGAAGAAGCGATTTAAATTTCTCCACATCCCAGATGATTTTAAATTTAGACAATTCTTCGATATCGAATGGGATATCCAATCGATATTTTAAATACGCATACTGATTACCTCTATATGGTATTCCGACATCAATATTGGTACTCTTCCGATAGGAGGAAAGTTTATTGTGTCTACGTACTTCACCAATTCCTCCAACCTTATTTGGGTCAATGTCCATTAGCTTTAGGAACTCTTCATCAACAACACCCTTTGCCTGACAATTTGCCTTAAAGCAATAATATAGGATGGGGGATATCGGATCCATTTCACATTTCAAATACATGTGACCCGTATTCATATCCTTCTGACTATCTCCGCAGAATGGACAACGCATACGGTATCGAATGGGTGACACCTTTTTAAAGAAGATGCTCTTCTCACGAATGGCATCCAGTATTTTTATTTTATCCATATTAACATCTCCAATATAAACCTCTATTACTGGAAGAATATATAAATTATATATTTTATAGGTAATAAGTGTTTAGTTAAACCTTTAAGGGAGGATTTTACAAAATGAAACAGATTGCACTTATCGGTATCGGGAACTGTGGTTCCCAGGCAGTTGCTCTTGCAGAGGAGCGTTATCCGGAACTCTTTGATTGTGTCTATATCAACACATCTGAGAGTGATCTTGGAATGGTCAATTCAGAGTCGCTCAAAATCAAAATCGGTGAGAATGATGAGGTGTATGGTTCCGGAAAGAATCGGAACAAGATGAAGTCATTCCTGCGGGAAGACATCAAAAAGGTTCTCACCAACGAGGATCTGATCGAATGCATTCGCGACAAGAAGTATGTGTTCATCATTTCGTCTTGCGCTGGCGGAACGGGTTCTGGTGCATCGCCGGCGATGTTCGAAATGCTGCGGACGCGTTTCGTCGATCCTCAATTTGTTCTCGTCGGCGTACTTCCGAAGCTCCAGGATTCCATGTCTGACCAGGGGAACTCGCTGGAGTATCTGAATGAGCTTTATGAAACGCTCGGAAACGATACCACGTATATGATTTACGACAACGATACCGTATCCCATATGTCGCCGACCCGTGCTCTTGAAGTCGTCAATGAGAATATCATTGAGGATATTCGTATCATTACCGGGATTGACAACTTCCCGACCAAGTATGAATCCATCGATTCTGCCGATATGGAATCTCTGATTCGTACACCTGGCCGTCTGATTGTCGCACGCATTAAGACCGGCCTCTCTGAAAAGGAGATGGAAGAGAATCAGTTTGACGAGAAGCTGATCAAGGCGATCAAGAGTTCAGCGCATGCAGAAACCGACCGCAACAAGCGCGTCGTTCGTTGGGGCATCATTACGCATCTGACCGAGCAGGTCAATGCTCTGTATGATCCCAAGCTCGAAAAGCTGGTGGAGTTTATCGGAACACCACAGGAGCGGTTCAATCACAACTCGGTACATGAGGCGCCGGAGTCACAGAATTTCATCTATCTGATTGCGGCAGGTCTGTCACCAATCAACGATCGGGCAAAGAAGATGAGCGATCGGGTTCGTGAACTCAAGGAAGCACTTGCCAAGGATGATACGAATACGTATCGTCTCTCCGATGACTCGGCAGTCAACGATGCGCTTGAGATTCGCAAGAACACAAACGAGCGAATGAACCTCGAGAAGTTCAATCCGGAATCCATCATGGATAAATTCATGAAGTAAACATCAGATCCATTTGAATTGAGAAGGAGGCAATCCCTCCTTCTCATTTTATTTTATAGCGATGGAGGTTTTCATGTTACCAGTAATCTTACCATATTTGAAATCAACGTTTCTGGCAAAACTGGGAAATACCGTCATTCGACCAGCGAATGAACTTGTAGACGGTGCAATCACCGAAGCATCTACAACATTCTTTTCAAATATCATTCGAAAGATCAAAGGAAAGTATCAGCGTGTAATCACAATTCAAATCACGAATCGATCACAACAATGGATGGAGGATGCGCTGTATAAAATCCTTGCAAAGTACAATGATCTGGAGCGTCTTCCACATGTTGAATTGTATCACAAATATGATTCCGTTACGCGGAAGAATACGCTCGCAGTTCGGCTACCAAATGGTTGCACAAAATTAAAGTATCGGAATTATGAATTGATGGTTGTTGTTAATTCACAACCACAAGCGCAGTCAGGTCCTCCGCATCGCAGCATCACCCCAACCACATACACCATCGTTACATATAATCTGTCGAAAAATTTCATCCGCATGTTTGAATCAGACATGGCTAAGTATGCAGATGTCATTGATCGAATGGATCCTGACAGCAAAGACATTCTTTGCTTCTCCGATGAATACGATGGGGATGAATTATGGGTTGCCAGAAACGGGAAATTCCGAAAGCGAATGCGTGATACTCTTTTCCTTCCAAAAGATATTAAAGATACCATCTTTAATACGGTGGAAGAGTTTCTTCAGAATCGAGAACTATATTCCCAGTATGGAATTCCATGGAATCTGAAGATCCTACTTCATGGAAAACCAGGAACTGGAAAAAGTACCATTGCGCGCGTCATTGCATCGGAATTCAACCGATCATTCATTACAGCAAAAGGGATTGATAGTGGAAAACATATTCCGAATACGATCAATCAGGTATCTTTCTTGACCATTTGTCCAGATCCACTGATTTCCATTTCGGATATTGATAAGTATCCAGCATTGATCAACGATACAGATATCGATACCAATGACAAAGAGCAATCCGAGCTCAAATTGAGCAATAAGGAAACCTTTGGACAGATGATCAATGCACTCGATGGTTCTGTGAATGGGGAAGGAAAGATTATCATTATGGATACGAATCATATTGGTAAATTTTCCCCGACATTCCTGAGACCTGGACGTGTGGATCTTGTGATTGAGATTCCTCCGGTAAATGAGGAGATTTTTAGCGAATACATTTACCATACCTATCATAAAGAACTTCCAGAGAAATTCAAACTGAAGAAAACGAAAAATACGTTGACTGTTCCACAACTTCAGTTTGATACACTCTTTGGAAAACTCACATTCGAGGATATGTGCAAGAAATATCTCGGCTAATTCATAAGGATGAAGAGGGATTGAATCCCTCTTCATTTTTTATTAAAAATGATATTAAAAAGTGACAACATATTCAATCGAGAGTTTTAAGTAAAAAATTTTTCTCCAAAAAAATTTTCTCAAATTTTCAATTATATAATATAACAATAGTTATATTGTTATATGACTATCAGTCTGTTAAGACTGATCAGTCATATAATGAACGTATAAGCACTCAGTTAGAGTTCACACTCTAACTTCGAGCTATATGGGATGTTCAATATAACTATTGTTAATGAATCATGGGGATTATGCTTTAAAAACATGAAATTCTAAAATATAACAAAATATGCATAATCTCCATGATAATAAAAAATTACTAAAATATTTTTTCAATCATTTTTTATCATTCAAATATATTTCATAACATTTTTCATCATTTGATATCATTTATCATTTTACCATCGGCGGAGTATACCTTTGTATACGACGGCCGATATGACACGCACGAAGAGAACCGATATGCTCGTTAGAGCATTCTGTCTCGGTTCGCGTAGTGATGTCCCATCAGGATGGAATCTGTTGATTAAAAAGCGGGTGAGGGCGAAGGGCCCTCAGCGCCGCGAACTTTTTAATCGATATCAAAAAGAGAAACGGGGAAAGGAGGCGCCCCCCCCCGGCGCCCCCCCCTCTTTTTTTTTTTTTTTTTTTTACTTTTTCTTCCAACGCTTCCACTTTCTTCGTTAGAGCAGATACCATTTCACTCATACGTGTATTCTCATTCTTGATACTCATATAATTTGATACAAGAATATCTACATTTGTTTTGAGTGTTGTGACTGTTGCAACTGCTTGATGGATTTCATTCATTCCACGGATGAAATCATTTTGTGTAACAACATTCTCTAGAGATGCACTTAGCTGTCTCATTTTTCCCTTGAGTTCATTGCAGGTAGAAGATAGTTCATTGATTTTATCATTCTGATTTTCCGAACGAAGTTTAATCTCTGTCGATAGATTTCGTTCAATATCAGCAAGTTTCATGGTGAACTGTTTGGTGCGCACAAAATCAAGGAGAGAAGATTTCAATTCATTAATCGATGTAGTAATTTCATTCGGGATATCATCGACGGTTAATTTTGATCCTCCGGTAACACGTCCAGAAGCATTGTATGTAATCTTTGGATATGTACCTGGAGTCACATCGGATGTTGTCCCCTGAACCATTTTCAATTCATCGATGGATTTTTTAATTCCATCGATACGATCATCAAGTCCAATGATATTGGATGATGGTAATGATGGAATATCAGATGGTTCGAGGTCTACACCAGATAGAACTTCACCATACTTATTGTATGTAATCTTACATGCAGTTCCGCCAGATCCAATGTTGTTTTGCGCTTCATTTTCTTTTGAAATATTTTCTTTTTCTGCTAATACTTTAAGCAGCCCATCCACTTGCTCCATTGGAATGATTGGTAGGTCGGATGGTTTCAATGATTCTGATCCAACAACCAGTCCATATTTGTTTATATTTACCTTCACTGCAGTCTGTGGACGAACCAATCGTTCCCATGAAATATGATTGGATGCGTTTAATGTTAATTTTGTAATTTCACCTTCCACTAATTTCATGCGTGATTTTAAATCTCTTACATCAGCTTCTGTTGCATTCATAATGGGTAATTCTCCCTTCAATATCGTATTCGATTAATACAAGGTTTCCACTGGAAACAATGGCTATATCCGACCTTATTTATAAATTGAACCGAATTTCATATAGGAGAGATGTATATGAATGAACATACAAGAAATCCATTCGATCCATCTTGGTATCGTGATGTTTTCGATGATTACGATGACATTGATACGATCAATAAAAAAATTGAACAGATGGTCGAGGGGATTTATAAATTTCCCGATGCAGACGGGAGTCGTTCTTCGGAGCTATACAAACACTACATGACATCCAATTCATTTGTTCCGCATGCCGTGCGAGATACACTGAAAGAAGTCTATTCCAATACGACATACAAGTTGAAAGCATCCAATCATGATGAAGTCCAATTCCGAAGTTGGCGTTTCCATTTTGATGAAATTACCTACGTTTCCAATAGTGATCTTTGTGAGATTCGACTGGTTGGTCCGAATGTAATGCACCCGGAGAATCGTGATAAATACAAACGATCTCAATTGTATCGAAAGTGGATTACCATTGCAGAGCTGCTCAATAATTACGACATTTTTGGATTTGATATCAAAATGTTTATCAATCAACGAATTTGTCGGGATTATGAGTTCCATTTCGATGATCATGAAACGAAGATTCGATTCTCCCATAATAAAGTATGGAAGGATTTAAATCATGAAATTCTTATTTATAAATATCCCATTCAATATGGTGCAACTTTAGAACTTACAGAGAAGCTATACAATCATATTTGGAAGAAATGCATTCCATTTTCCGCATTCAAAGATCAACTAATTATAGGAAAGAAACATGCAATCATTTCATATCATCGACGGAAAGATGAACGTATTCGGAATGTTGATTTCATCGATGATAATTTGGAATTTCATCAAATTATTCAGGATGGAATTGATATTTCAAATGTTTCTCTTTACAATAAAAATTTGATTGAGACGGCAATTTTGAAACCAATCGATATTTTTATCACAGTTCCAAAATACATGCATGAATATCCATTTCCAATTGTGACTGATCATCTATATCGACCATACAAACCGAATACGAATCAAGTATTCATTGATCAGTATAATCGGCTGAGAAAGGTGAAAACGAATCAGGAACTTTTCTCCAATGTCTACTATGATCAAAATGGTTTACAGGTGGAAGATAAGTATTGGGTCGACGTACTACGTCCTTTAGTATTATCCGATGCTTATAAGAAACCATCAGATTCCACTATTGCCCATGATGAAAAATACAAAAAGAAACTGATGGACATTCGCGATGCATCAACTGCTGCTGCAAATGTCATAGAACAATTTCGATTGTATATGGAAAAGGGTTCGGTGGAAAAGAATGCCTTTTTTGCACATCTGGAATCCTGTGATAAAACATTGGAAGTACTCCATCGCGTTTATACAAAATTCTTGGAATCGGCAACGAGAGAATATGAAGAATATGATTCTGTGTATAACCGAGAATACAAAACTGCTTATGAAGATATTAAGAAGAATGCCATTCGTAGCGAATGGCTAAAACCTGTTCGAAATTTTCAAAATACCTACTGGAAAGTAGCATCCAAACTCATCTATATCCCACGGCGATTGGTTGATCTTTATACGACAATCTATCTGGCGGAAGGGATGAAGAATAAGACGCTTTTGAAAGAATCTTACCCGGAAGATTCCATTCGATTCCAACGCCCAATTGATACGACAGACTTTTGGACATTCTGTTATGATGAGAAGGATAAGGTCTGGAGACCATATATGTTATCGTGCGAATATCGATATCCGGATGTGTATCTATTCCATGATGAAAAGAATGATCCAAATAAGATTTTCCGTGTGCTATTTTTCTATTCTGATAGCATCAATGTTCTGAATGAAGATTCGCCATATCAGTACCCTGTTGCAGACTGGATGGAGGATACAAAAAAATTTACACTGGATCTAAAAGGATCCTATCATGATATTTTCATCGAAAAAATGTATTGGTCCGCTCTTCACAATATCTATTCTGGATTGTTATATACGGATTATCGATGGGAATTGATTGAATATGTGATGGAGAATCCATCGTATGATCGGTTCAATAAACTTTTCCTACAGAGTATGGATCCATACTTTAAACTATCGATTGCATCCTATATAAAGGAAGGAAATTTAAATTTCCCATTCGATGCTGCCATCGATAAAATTAAAGAATCCTTTCGATTGGATCATCTCGGATATGCCAAGGTCAATAATTATGAACGATACCTCCATCATTCTTACAAACCATCTTACTACGACTACAAGCTTGATATTACAGATGATTTCAAATTTGATGAAGAGAATATTATCCATCGTCCACCATCCAGTTTTGATTTACGAAAAGTATTTTACATTCTGGATGAGACCATCAATTCTTTGACAAACATGAGTCAAGATTCACTGACGCGGTTGAAACAAATCCTATCACAGTTTGGGAAAGAACGTTATAACTTGAATCAATCCCATTTCCAACGCGGATTGGATGATTTAAATGATCTCATTGGTCATGTGAATCAGACCAATAAAATGCTATCCGAGATTGATGTATATGCAGATGGAATTGATGTATACCTGCAAGCATCTGTCTATTTATCTGAATTCAGTAAAATTCTGAAACAGGTTGGTTTGGATAATGAGATCATTGATCAACACATCAAAGAGAATAACATTCACCATATCAAAGTACTTGCACTGACACATATCGATTATCTTTATCAGCGAATTCTTCCCTATGTGAATAATGTATTTGATAAAATGATTTCGTTTGAAACGAAAACATTTATGGATCGTATCAATGATCTTACAACATTATTCCGGTTTGATAAAATCAATGACAAAGATGATAGTCTCATTTATAAAATCAACCAATTCAATGATCCATGGAGCGTTGCGGTGAAACGAGCGCGCAATCGGTTATTCCAATCAACTTCGAAGATGTATGGGTTGTTTGACACAACGTCTCCATTCACTTCACAAGGATTGGCAGATTTTCAAAATATTCTTACAGACATTCTATCAGATATTCGAAATCTTCGTTATGAATGTATGGAATTCTGGAACAATCGAAAGACGCCACATGATCAAGAAATTATTTCACGACTCGATTATGCAACGGAACTGATTCCAACATTGAAACTCAACCTATCTGAATACATTGAGCAGCACAATGCACTCACTGAATACGTGAAGAAAGTTGAGAAACAGATTCAAGAATTGAAGAATCATTATCTCACGCCAGCCGATAAAATCTATTTGGATCGCATCATCAAATTGCTCAATCTTCTCGTACGAAATGTTTCCTACATCAATGATACTTCGGGAAAACGAAAGAAGGAGATTGAAGAATCCATCCGTACCTTGTTAGAGGTAACTGCACGATGGATTCGTGCTATTGAAAAGGAAAAAGAATTCTTCAAATTCTTAGAAGATTTTTCAATAGGTTTCAATACACTATTCGAATATGTAAAGAAACAGGGCATAGTGATCAATCATATCTGCGATTATATCAATACACTCGAAATTACATATGTTCCAGATAAGTCTGGACCGTCCTATACAAAACTGTATCAGTGTGATGATGTTGAAGTAAAGTATCCTGGTCACTTTTATGAAGAAAATGATTTGATCATCGGAAAACATTTGGGTGGCTATCATGTTTCCGCAACAGATGGTAGTGTGACATCGATTTCAAAAGATGCATCTTATTACAATAAAACATTTACAAATCCAAATGATATCTATAATTACACAGGCGCAATTTCTAGCAACCATGGATTCGGATTACGCATTCATCCGAAAGAGTCGAAGATGACGAATATCATTATGGAGTCTCTCTTGGATAAATATATGACACGAGGAAAAATTCTTGTGGAGTATATCATGAATAGTAGTCGGAATATCAATGCATTTCAAAATACTCTTGACGAACGAATCTTTTCACAAGGTGCCAAGATATTCGAAGATTATGATAAATTCATTGAAAAGTTCCGAGGTAATATTCGGGAAACAACATCGAATGTAGTTAAGAGTTGTTATGAAAATATTGCACAATCGGTAGATACATTCCGACAAGGGATGGCTCTTCGTACGAATATGAATCCGCTTACCATATACCATATGGTGGAAGAGGTACTGAATCTGGGTATTCCTATTGATGATCCAATCCTTCATGATGCAGCGCAACATATCCGGGAAGTAAACCATCTCATGTATCATATTACGACCAATAAGACGGTAAACTACACATCAGAAGATTTGCATGAATACTGTTATGGACTGAAGACGCATATCTCCAAATTGAAACTCAGTAGTCGAGAGCTTACACTAAATCGCATGGATATTGATAATGCTGTATTTGAATCAGATGGTGGTATCGTACATATTACATTTGATTTCAACTATACAAGTTATCGTGCATGGGATGTTAAAATTGATGAGATTCTCAATCAAATCCAATTAATGGAAACATCGTTGAATTCATACGATATGCTAGTAAAGAAAATAGGTTTCAATCTACGACTTCGCTTGGAAGCCATCCAGAATATTGTCTTGCAAGATGATGTCTATTACCAAATCAATGAAACATATATTTCCGATCGTGGAAAAAATTATCGGTATGGAGACATTATCGTCATCGATAATTATGGACAGAAATACGCATTCATTGTAACCCATGCAATCGATGGTCGTGTATATGAAGTCGAACCAATGATGAATTATGCGCTTGCAGATAAATTCACTGGGCTATATGATACAACGAATGTTAATGGGAATGGTGAAGGGTGTACGATTAAAGTTTATACAAAACGAATTACATCTGATGATATTCAAACATCCGATACCGGATATACACCAAAACCGAATCAATATCAAGATCGCGATTTATATCGTATTCGATTTGCCAATATCAAAGAGAATCCAAACGGCTATGAAGTATTCATTGGAGGAAAGCAAATTCGTGAGTATTATAGCAAACGAATTGCGATGAATGAACACAAGACGCACTATGCAGACGCATTGTATTTTGATATCAATATGCTCAATCAATTGAAAGATTCACATATTCATATTCCAGAAGAAAGCTACTACATCTATGGTGTTGAAGATGTTCGAATTTCTCGTCCCGGAAAAGGATATTTCAAAGGACAATCCATTCGTGTACGGAATGGAGATCATGGAATTGATCTCTACGTTAGTGCGCTGAATAACAATGTGTTTGGCGAAATTGCTGACATTGCACTTGCAAATTCGGTATTGGTGAATGATGTTACAAATCCATCCATAAAAGGATTGGAGATTATATCATCCAGAGTAAATAATATCGATGATGAATATCACAATGAACATCGTAGTGCAAATTATCAATATGCAGATGATCTTGTATATGATAAACGTCATCCGACCTACATTGGAACAGAAATTCCAAAATCAAAAAAAGATCTATATACACCAATCAATGCTTCTGTTACCGACGATAAACTTCCACCGACTGGTGGAACTACGAATGCATCCATCAAATTCAAACATGACATGAAAATCCATACATATAATCGATACGAACGTATCAAATCGGTTATCCCGGAAACGGATCCATTTATACCCTATATCGATATCATTCCTACGGTTCATCCGCGTGTAAAGGTCGATACAAATCCGCAAAGTACAAATATTACACTTCCAGAAACTGGAGGAAGCGTATCCATTCAGCTTAATATTCCTCCACTGCATATTGGTTATCATAAGACGACCATTATTACGAATCCTCCCTTGGATAAGAACGTTGTTATTCCATCGGGAGGCAAACTTTCCATTAGCGTTTCCGTACCAAAACCAGAATACTTTAACGATATTCGTCTCCTCACAGATAACCCGCAACCGAAGAATGAATTCAAATCTGTGCATCGAACCAATTTACACTGTACGAGCAGTCATAAGTTTGTCGTTGCTGAATTTGAGGTCGATGCGGTTGAAGATCTTTTCAAAAATACATCGGATGCAAATATTACGATCGGCGATCGCGTTGCTGTAAAGGTAGATAAGAATCATTACTATCATCGCACGATTTATACGGTAGACTCTATCTATATGAATGGAGATATTGTTTATACAGAGCCATATGTGAATGATCGTTCATGGAACGAATTCTATATTCTATGGAATTGTATTGAATATTATCCGACCTACAAAAATGGGATTCGAAAGACATATGGTTACATTGATCAAATTACAAAAGACGATATTGGCGTATACAATTGGACGTTACATCGATGGGAAGATATTGCAGACGATACTCTTTGGGCATTGGAAGTAGTCGATGACCCATCTCCGGATAAGCATGGATTCAAATTGAAGTATCTCAATAAAGAATGTCACAATTATTCTATGGAGCTGTTTCTCTTCAAATCGACAGACACGCAGTTTAGAAATGCATTGCTAGTGGAAAATGCTACGGTAGACGTATACTATCAGATGTTGGATAGTATTTATATTCCACAGCAAGATTATTATGTGAATACGGGAAGAAATGTTATTGTTCGAAAATTATTCCCGTATTATTATACAAAGACATTCAAGAATATTTCCAACAAGAATCATGTGATGACTGTAGAAATTTCACCAGAGCATGTAAGAACTGGACATCTTCTATTGCAAGATGTAAAGTTGAAGAATCTATCAACGAATCAGTTTGAGAATATTCTAGACTCTTCCAAGTTCTCCATTCGTTTCAAAGATATGAAATCAAAGGATATCAGCGAAGAGATCAATACCTATGTCCAAGATGCAAGTATTCTTTTTGAAGGAAATGGATTCAACAATGGATTGGTATATGCATACAATCGTGCATTTGATATCTATCTAACTGGATACATTACGACAACAGACGGAAAGATTGCAACATTCAAACCCATTCATACATCATCATATCCAACCTATGAAGGAATTACAACCATTCAGTTCCATGTATATCAAACGGGTATGCAAGATACAAATGATATGGGGATCATCAATATCATTTTCAATCGCGTTAAGGAAACAACTTCGAATGAAGGATACATTTATAATGTAACAAATCCATACGCTCCATTACCAAACACATTTGAAATTATTCCTCTTTATGATTTTACAAAATCGATTGATTACCAGATTATCATTACGAAACAAATTGCATCATATCAGAATTTGACATGGGAAGACAAAGTGTATCCAAAGGTTGTACTTTCAAATATTCAGACAGATGCATCGCATATTTATTTGATCGGAAAGAATGGTCGATTGCCTCAAATCAATCCATCCACCAAAGAACCAACATTCTATGCAAAAGAGACGGAGAACGGTACAGAGATTACCATCAACGATACAATGCCAAAGGGAACGTGGATTGATGTCCGCATTCTACCATATGCAGTGCGATCTGTATATACACTATACAAGATTCCGAAGGAAGGATATCTTGATCTGGAAGGTGTTCTCAATAAACCATTGAGCAAGAATTATTATGAATTCTGGGTCAATGGAAGATTGATGGACAAGGAAGTTACCATCATTACACCAACAAAAGTATTTTTCCATGGATTGACTTCTCTTAGGAATCTCGAAATCTTAGAAATCGATCGTGATTATCATGAACGGCTTTCCGATGCATATGTCCATAATTATGATGAAAATCATATGCGGTATAATTTCAATACCTATCTGGATGATGTATTGGATGGGGATCTAGTCGATCATTATACGCTGGGAGAACAGAAAACACTGATTTATCCAGTGTGGCCACAGGTATCTCCGGAAAATGAAAATTACAAACAATATCCGCCGAACATGGATATTGATCCATCCGTATTTGATTATGTAAAAGATCGTAATACGGTTCCCAATGGGCTCTACAAACATATCATTACAACAGATATTCCATCTCTGAATGGTGTTTATCTGAATAATAAAAATATGCGATGGTCTTCTTTCGGAATGCGTAGGATTTCGGATATTGACATCGTGAATATGTTCAATACAACTTGGGAAGAAGAAATTCATAAGAATCCGTATTTGCATACACATCGCGTATTGTCAGAACATGACTGGTATGGTCAAGCTGTCATTCTTTATGACGTGAATGGGAATCGGTTGGATGTTCCAACGGATAAAACATATACGATGAAATCTCCAGAACGAATTGCATTCAATACAAAAACAAAATTAACATCCATTCTGAAATAACATTACAAATGGAGGGGGATCATTCCCCTTCCATTATATTTTTTGAAATTATATATTATATCTGTGAGATAACGTCCCATAGCGTTGTCTTATGAACATCCAATTTTCCTCTAATTGGGAATTACTGGAATAACATAGGCACTTCATCTGCACGGAATACTGCTACCCTACACATGTTATCCTCCTTTCTAGTAATTCCCGGGAGGGGTTGTACCAATCAATTGGTTCTGCCCCTCTTCTTTTTTATTTGAAATTTCACTTAAGCTTTAATTATTTCATATTTATCCTGCATACGATGCATAAATATATATTGTCTCAGTAAACGATGATTATGGAGGAGAATAAATTATGGCAAAGAAAGAAACCATTGAAGGAAGATCGTTTAATCCACTTCTTTCTGCACTAAAGGAAAATGATAAGAAGAATCTTTTTAAGACGAATCTCATTACAGCATTCCATAAAACTGGATTTCATCTATATGATTATTATCTTGGATCATTGGTGAATATCCATGATAAGAAAGGGAATTTCATTCGACAGGAACCACGCGTTGGACAAGCTGCTGGGACATTCAATATGTTTGTTGGCGGAAGTGGTTCTGGAAAAGCTCTTCCAAATAATACACTGATTCCATCTCCAGCAATGAACGGAATGGGACACATTGAGATGGAAGATATCCAAGTTGGGGATATCGTCTTTGGGGATGATGGAAAACCGACGGAGGTTGTCGGTGTATATCCTCAAGGGAAAAAGAAATGTTATAAGATGTATTTCCATGATGGTCGGACGGCAATTTCATCCGAAGATCATCTATGGAATGTTATCGGTGCAGAGAGAAAACAGTATACATTTGATACGAAGAAAATCTATGAACTCGTATCCAATCAAAAGCGATGCATTATTCCTATTCCAAGTGCGCCAGTGCAATATAATCAAAGTCAAACAGGAATACGACCATATACGCTCGGTGCATTTATGGCACTCGGAAAATGGACTTTCATACAGGAATATCTTCAGATCGATAAATCTACTGTTTCGTGTGATATTGATGCAATTGCTGATTATATTGCAAATCTACAATCGCTAGAGGTTGATTATTCAGAATCTGATAAAATAACATTCCAGTATCATACAAATGCAAAGAAGCGTATACCAACAAAGGAATTCTTCCGCTATATCCGTTATCAGTACCCATTGGGAAATGATTCATTCGTTGGGATCCCAGATAAGTATAAATATAACTCGGCTGAAGATCGCCTTGCATTCATCCGTGGCGTATTTGATGTCTGTGGTAAAATCAATAAACGAAATCTTGTCGAGATTGAAATTCCAGAAGGAGACTACTGGACTGCATTCTGTCATGATTTTAAGGAAATGATTTATTCCATGGGACTCATTGCAACAGTGGAGAATGGAGAAACCAAACGTTTGGTGATTCAGATTCCATCAAACAAACTGGGAGAATATTTCCTTATACACAAACCATATGCGGATGCATTTTGTAATGGCGAATTGATCAATGATATCGTGGGACTTCAGATTACTTCGATGGAAGAACTCCCAGAGGAAATTGAATGCACTTGCATTAAAGTTGCAAATGAATCTGAATTATTCCTGATCAAAGATTATATTGTGACACATAATACAACCCTTGCCGTCCAGCTCGCAGCCAATATCATTCGTCAATACAAAACATCGACGGTTATTCATTTTGATTGCGAACAGCGTATTGATCTTTCACGCATTCAGGTGATTTCGAAACTCCCTTCCTATTATTTTATGGAAGACGATGGTCCTGCTCGTTATACAATCAAAGCAGGAGCAGTTGGATTGGATACGATGCAGGAAACGATTGTACGACTATTTGCAGCAAAGATGAAAATAAAGAATGAGATTACCGTCGATCTCGGAACGGTTGATGAGTTTGGAAATCCGGTAAGAATTATGGAACCAACAATCATCATCATCGATTCTATTACATCGGTTCTCAGTGAAACATTTTCTCCAGATAATGCGAAGGAAGTATCAGAGGCAGAAAAGCTTCGAGGGAACACAGAAGGTGCCAGGGATTCCAAATCATTGAAAGGATTCTTCAAAGATGTCCTTCCACTTTGTAAGGAAGCGAATATCATCATCTTTGCTATCAATCATATCAATATGAATATGAGTATGAATGCATTCACACCTGCAGCAAAGAAGCAGAATTATCTAAAACAGGATGAAGTTATTCCGGGAGGCGTAAGTCTTATCTACTACCCATTCAATATTGTAAAACTAATTGCAAAACCATCCGACGATTTTACAAAAGAAGGAGATGGTTTTGATGGGCATATGGTGATGGCAGAACCTATAAAATCATCATCCAATCAGTCTGGGAACACATCAAAAGGAGTTTCGTTTGGAATGTGTTTCAATTACAAAACCGGATTTGATCCCCTTCGCTCACTTATCATTTATGGAAGAGAACGAGGAATTATTGAAGGGAATCGGAATCGTTTGAAATTCAAGGATGACCCAGAACACGTGTTCTCGTTCAAAACAATTTACAAAGATATCGATGAGAAGCCATTCATTATGGAAAATATCAAAAAGTTTATCTTCCCGGCATTGAAAGATCACCTCAGCTATGTAGAACCAAATGACGTAAAATTCCATAATGAATTGATGGAATATTAATATATCACTAAAATCGTATTTCCTTCAAATTTAGTGATATATTATTACAATAGAGAAGAATAAAGAATATCTATCTTAGGAGGAATTCATCATGAAACTTTCAAGCATTCTCATTGGTGTCGCAGGTGTTGCTGTTGGTGCAGGTGCACTCTATGCGTACAATCGTTTCATCGGCGGCGGGGGTGGGGTGGCGGGGGGGCGCGCGACGGAGGAGTAAAAAGGAGGAGGGGTTTAAACCCCTCCTTTATTTTTCACGATTCAGCAGATTCTTTTTTATACTTAGATTCAGAATGCCCTTTTGCTTCATTGAGTTCTTCATAGAATGCCATATATGTTGCAGTGAGAATATCTTCATATGATACATGCTGCCTATTGACAAGATTGTGAATGAGTTGACGTATCTCATTTTTGAGCCTATTATGTTTATCATTGTCCGCATCAATATGTAGTGCAAGATCATACAAAGATTGCATGGCTACACCGAAGCGTGCTTCAACTGGAATATCATTCATAATTACAACATCCTTTCCGATTGTAAAAAGTTATAACCCTCGTTGCTGACGACCTATATTTTAATAACACGCCCTAGAAGTTAGGAGTTGAAAATAGATGAAGATATCATTATTGGATCAGCCAAAATTGATTGCGGTAAATAAACTAAAAGAAGTTACGTCAGGAAAACTGATGTTAACCAAAATGCAATTCGATCCCAATGGATTGATGTCCAATGATATTTTTGGAATCTCTAAAGGAGATCGGAAAACAACATTTGCATACATCAATCTGAATATGCGATTCATTCACCCTCATATCTACAGTAACATACTTTCGCGTATGTTTACCGAAATCAAATACATCATTCCAGGCGTACGAAGATATGTCATTATTGATGGGAAGCTAAAAGAATCAGATGATGGGTGGACGGGTCTCAAGGAATTGTATAACCACTGGGACGAGATCAATTGGAGTAAACGTTCTTCGACAAATCAGACATCCATTAATATTCTGAAAAAAACTCCGAAAGATATGATCTTTATTGATCGATTTGTTGTATGCCCGCCAGCGTACCGCGATATCATTCTATCCGGCACACAGGATAATACTGATTACGTTTCTGAATTGAATACGATGTATCAGCAATTGATTCGCTTAACCTCTGAAATACCACAAGGAGGTATATTCGCATCATTGCAGTATTCACGTCAATACAAAATTCAGAATACCATTGTGAATATTTATAAATATTTCATTGGACAAATGACACAGAAGACGGGTCTGATCAAACAGTATCTTATTGGTAAGCGAACGGACTATGGTGTTCGATCCGTTATTACATCTGCGCAATATAATACGGAACGAGCAGAAGATATGACGGTTGATTTTGAACATTCCGCATTACCATTATCACAGGCATGTTCTCTCTTCTATCCATTTATTGAAGCATGGTTACACCATTTCTTCACACGCGAAATTATTAACTTTCCGGAACGTATCATGTTTATCGATGACGATGGAAATGTTGTTCGCGGTACATTAAAAGATCCGGAAACACAATTCACGGATAAAAAGATTAAGAAGATTATCAACAATTATATCTTTAATCCGGATGGACGATTTGATCCAATCACCATTCAGTGTTATTTTGCGGATAATCCAGATAAAGTAGTTTCGCGCCATATCAAACTTGTTGGAAAATTCTCTAATACGACACGTTCGGATAAAGCTCCAATGACCGTAACGGAACTATTATATTTGGCAGCCGTCGATGTTGCAGAGAAACGACATTTAATGATTTCTCGATATCCGGTTGGAACTGATAAAAACATCATTTTCACGAAATGTCGCGTTGTAACAACAACAGAATCGACAAAGGCTGAATATAATGGGAAAGTATATGCCCATTGGCCAATTATTGATACAAATAGTTCGAAAAACGTTGGGTCTCGGTTTATTGACTCATTGTCATTCCATAATACACACTTAAAGGGGATGGGCGGCGATTATGACGGCGACCAAGTTTCCGTTCGTGGTATTTGGAGCAACGAGGCAAATGCCGAAGCAGATCAATTGATGAATGCAAAGGTTGGAGCTCTCATTATCAATGGCTCAAATCTTAAAGTGACATCATTTGAAGTAATCGATGCATCTTATCAGTTGACCAGAGATGGTAAAAATCCAAAACAAGTTTCTGCAGTAGATGTAGAGAATCTTCTTAAAGTGGATCCGATGAATATTACAAAATCAATGCTTGTTTCTATTTTTGCAAATCGGGTAAATAATAGCCAGCATCGTTCTACACAAATTATCCGACCACGATACAATGCATGGGATCGAATGACTGTCCCTAAGGACTATTTCTATCAAGGGCAGCCAGAAATTGCAACGACCATTGGGCGATTTATTTATAACAAATATATTTTTGCAAACGATGGTATTGTTCAAAATATGGGATACATCAATGAAGCGATCGATAAAAATAAACACGAAATGTACATTGACAAATTGGGAAATCTCTTATTGAATGATATCATTGACAAGAAGAAATTTGTACACATCACAGATCGATGGAACTGGCTGCTTTATACGCTATCTGGAATGTTAAATATTTCCTCTACATTGAAAACAATGAAACCATTGGCTGCGGTCCAAAAACGAAAGAAGGAACTCTACAAGCAATATGAGAAAGAGATTGCTGCCGGTGATGTCGTTACCATGTCAAAAATTGAGAATGAGTTGCTTGCGCTTGCAAAAGAAGAATTGAAGGATGATCCAGGATTTCAATCGTATCTATCTGGAAATATCAATTTTGCAAACAACTATAAGAGCAATAATATCCTCAAAGGTCCTGTTTATAATGAAGAAACTGGAAAGTTTGATTTCATTAAAACATCATTCAGTGATGGGCATGATATCAAGGATATTGCAATTCATTCCAATGGTATTCTGGCATCTCAATATCCAGCATCTATTGCATTACGAGAAGCCGGTTATACTGCAAAGAAATTGATTGCACTTCTGCAGATGAGTAGCATCAACCAAGAGGTGGAGGATTGTCATACACATAAGCTAGTTCCGATTGTTGTTACGAAGTTTAATCGGAAAGATATGATGTGGACATATATTGTTGAGAATGATAAACTTGTACTACTTACGCCCAAGACAATTGATGCTTATATTGGGAAATTGGTTCACATGCGAAGCCCTCTCACATGTACCTGCAAAAAAGGAATTTGTAAAGTATGTGCTGGTGAACTGTTCCCAAAACTTGGTATTACGAATATTGGATCATTTGCTGTTCAGGCTTCCGATATTATTCTAAACCAGTTCCTGAAATTGAAGCACGATGTATCTGTGAAATTATATCAAATCGATCCGAATACTTGCTTCTCTGATATCTGAATAAATAAAGGAGGGGATGATCCCCTCCTTTATTTTTAACTCAATACAACACCAAAGATTTCAAGTTCAATGTGAGAGATATCATTTGCATCCATGGGAACAACTCCATAGTCTTCAAATGATTTATCATTTACAATTTCAACACCATTTAGTGTCGGTTTATCGGTCAAATCATGGTATGACGATGTCATTTGGATCACCTTCATTTGTAGAATCAGGAGTATCGACCTTCATATCATATGGATTTGCACCCTTCTTTTCATTCGGAGAAGGAGTGCTTGTACCATTTGATCGTGCATTATATTCATCAATCGTTGTATTGATGATATTATATGCCTTACGCTTTACTTCATTCGGACTATTGAGAAGTTGCTGGAGGAGTGCATTCACACCGTCACGATCTTCCTGAATGCGCTTACGAAGTGGAGCAGGGAGCTTTGGATCTGCGAGCTCCTTATCATACTCCATTAGAAGGGACTTGATACGATGGATGATGGTTGCATGTTCCTCATTCATATCTGCCATAGCAGCCATACATGCAAGAATCTCATTCTGACGAAGGTTTTCCAGATACGAGAACGACCATCCTTCAACCGCATCCATATCATCACCAATCTTAACAAGGCCGGAAATAAGATCTTTTCCAAGTCCATACATACGCGGAATATTATCTGCGAATGCTTCAATGGAATTGGAATAATTCCATCCCTGATTCAGGTTGAGCTGATTTTCCGTTGCCTTCTTAAGACGATCTTCATAATTTTTTGTACCACTAACCGCAGTGCGGAAGGCTGCAATAAATGGCCCAAGAAGCGGAATGTCTTCCAGATGAAGTTTAATCCATCGATATACATGTTCATCCGTCGTTTTATTTCCGAGATAATTTACAAGCTCATTGGTTTCCTGATATCCGATATCAACGAGCGCCGGGTCAAGGTTATGACCGACTTCATGAAGAATAACTGCAAGAAGTTCGCGAGAAGTGAGAGCAACGAATGCGTGTGGATAAATTTCCATATGGAAATTTAGACTGTGTGTAGAATCATAGAATCCACCATCTTCTGAAAGAAGTCCATCAATGTAATATCGCTGTCCCACATAAGTCCAGGCATTAATCATACCATAGTCATATCCGCTTCGATCCCCATCTTTGCCTTGGTTGTAATTACCAACACCAGCAAATGTATATACGAAATCTAGGACAGTTGAATGGAATCCAAATACATTATTGAATTCATTTTCAAGATCCTTGAATAAATCTGTCATAGAAAGAATTTTTGGTTGAACGGTAACATAGAAATTTTTCCAATCTTCAAGCTTGGTTTGTTCTGGACGACGATATGTGTTGATATCAACATCCTTCGAGAGACCTTCGCGAATACGGTCGAATAGCGCAAGAATCTTATCAAGTTTCGCTGTTGCTTTGTTTGAAAAAGATGCTTCACAGAAAGGCATACCGCTGTATGACATGGAATAGGGCATTGGTTTCATAATAAATTACTCCTTTATAGATGTGAGATTGACTAGTGCATATTAAAGATATGGTTTTTTGACGCTAATATAAAATGGCTAATTAATATAGAAGAAAATAGGTGATTGTAGTGGAAAAAATTACAAATCCGCTCGGAAATATTTTTAATTACCTCCAGGATATCATTCTATTCATGGAAGTAAAAGATAAAAAAATTGCAGATAGAGAAGAGACAAAAGAAACAAAACGTGATAGTACTGTGTGGTTAGCAGCAATGTCGCAGGAAGATAGCTATATCACATACAAAGATTATTGGCAAACCTGGATGTTCCAGGATGTATTAAATAACGTAAAGTTATCCAATGTAGAATATTGGATGAATAATCCATTCAATGTTCCATTGGACTTCAGAGAATATCTAACTCGAAGATGTCGAGAGATTGTATTAAATACATATGAGGAAGCCAATGCATATTACCGTACACGGATTGGTTTACCCCCTATTGGATCAAATATAAAACATTTTCTTTCCAAAGAATTGGCAAAGAAATATGGTGTTAATCCAAATACCCCAATTCACAAACTTCCATTGTATATTCAAAATAAATTTGTCTCAACGGAAGAATATCTAAATTTAATGTTGGATTATCCGGATGATACATATCTTGAATACATCGGCAAATATAAATGCGATCTATTTCAGATGCGCCGTGCAAAGGATTATGAAATCATTCGTTATCCGAAAGATGATACAAGCATCAATATTAACATCTTACGTGAATTTGGCTCTTTATATTCAGATTATCGCAATTATGTGATGGAAACATTATACGTTCGCGGATTGGAAGACGTGTATGAAAATTATCGCGAATATATGGGTCTTCTCATTCTGATGTTTGCATTGATGCAATTTGCAAATAAGAATATTGAATATTCAAATACATTGAATCCGATGGATGAATCGATGATGTATTTGATTCTATCAAAGTATGGGATTGATTCTGACATTTTGATTTCTGCATCCGAACGAGTGAAATTGGTGAATAATCTTCCAAAGCTTATTTATGAAAAGGGAACTTCGGAAGTATATCGCCAGCTTATTAAATTGCTCGATTATCCAAAATCGACAACAATTGAAAAGTTGATGATGAATAAAACCGATGGAAATATCACATTCCGAAATCTTCCATCAGAAATTTCAGATATCTATAATTCGGTAATTGGTGCAGAGACACAGTCCTATGATAAAGTAACTGGATCGGATGAGACGTGGTGGGAAACGAAAGAAGTTCAAGATATTCTAAAGGATTCAAAATTCTCCAATATTGAATCCAAATACATTGATATCAAAAGTTCCATTTCGCAAACCGAAGCAATTTCTGAATTTATTCTATTCACAAAAATGGTTTTGGATCAAAAAGCAATTACAAACAATATGTATGTTTCAATCCCATCCATTTTCGGTGCAGAAGAAATTCCACTCTATGATTGTATGATTTTTCTCGTTGCAGCTCTCTGTATGCGTATGGGAACATCTGGAAACATTATACAGAATGATGAACGTCTATTGTCCGTTGCCGGATTCAACTTTGATGCTGATACGGATGAGATTCAAAAATATTTGAAAACACATAAATTGCCGGATGAAACACGAATCATTGAACTTCTTCACGCCATCAATATTTCAAATATCGAGGATTTGGAATCTACCTATGAATCTTCCATTCGTGCACTTCAAACATATCTGATGAAAAAAATATCGGACTCCTCTTCTCGAAATGAATATACGGTGTATTCAAATATATACAAAGCGATCTTTACTTATGATATCAACAAAAATACACTATTGGATGATTATCAGAAGCCAGATGAAATCATTCAAGATAAATATAATGTGACTGCTGATGAGTTGCAGGAATTCAAACATTTTTATCCGCGCACCATTACAGGGAAAGCGATTACAGTAGAAGGGTTCAAGACATCGCAATACAAAAATCCATTCCTTGCATACAAGAATGATGTGACGTGGTATATTGATCTTGGGAAAAAAGGGATCTTGTATTTCCATGATATATTAAATAGTCCTGATTTGCGTTATCTTAAGAATGAGAAAGATGAATATATCTTCTTATTAGATAAGGATAATGTGGATGAGGAGACCGTTCGATTGGCGATTCAGAAATTATCTGATCTAAGTTCGGATGAATTAAATCGTGCGTTTTTCCAAATTGATACCGTTGTACTTGGAAAAGGTGTCACATATCCAAAAGAGAAAGAATTACCAAAATCCATCCGGAATAAAATTTTCAAAGATATCTTAATTGATAAACTTATTATGGATATTCTTGGATATGAAGAACCTCCTGTATCATATTCCGAGTATCTCGACCGAAAGAATACAAAACTATATGATCTTCTAAAGAAGGATGATCGTTTCCATAAAAATTATGATGCATGGCTGAGTGATGTTTCGACCGTCCTTGTCGGTATTGAAAAATCAGTTGGACTTCATGTAAAATATGTGGAAGAATATCTGGTTGGAAAAGATCTATTTTTTGCACCGTTGGTCAAAGTAATTAATCGTTTCAAATCAGCATTCGTCACGATTAACAAAACTTCGATTGAATATGTCGTCGATGATAAAGTTGATATCGGAGGAAATTTAAATAGCCTCCACCTATTCGATGCATTCAACTTTACCGTCAATCTTGTATTTATGAATCAAAAAGGAACCAATGCGGAATTTGGTCTTTATGATACCATTCATGCATCAAAGAGTCATCGCGTCGGAAGAGATTCGTTCGGAATGCATGACGAAGTTATGTGTTACAAAAATAATGTTTTAGTTTGATAAAAAATGAGGAGGGGGATATCTCCCCCCCCCCCCTTCGCTCTATTTCTAACCCCTCGGGGACGATAAATCCGGCAGATTTCATTTCATCAATTTCCTCATATTTGTGCACTTCTTCTACACAACTCTTGTATCCAAATTGCAGCAATTTGAGTTTGCAAATGAAATCGTCCAAAATCATAACATCTTGGAGATCATACAATGCGCGGTTCTCGTGCTTGATGATATCCTTGAACACTTCGATCAAGTCCGGGATGAAAACTCCATTGCTGAAATTGTATACCTGAAATCTCCCAGACTTGTTCTTTCCAAACGTTATCTCTGTTCCGAATGAATTGACATATGCAGCAGCATTGTAGTCATATACCAGATACTCGATCTGGTATTTGGAAAATAGTGTAGAGGGAATGTCGTTTCCCATCTTTTTGTTGAGTTTCCACGGACTCTTGCGCTTATAATCGCGCATCTTTTTGTAATACTCGCTAGATTCGAGTCGAAACATGATATCAATCAGGCAGTCTATAGGGATTGAAACAGCCTCGATATTGTCATAGTTGGATTGATGATCGAAGTTGAACCGATCCGTATAGAGAGTATTCTTTTCAATCATCGCCGTCCAAATTCTCTCTTCATCTTCTTCAAGAATATTTCCTTTGAAAATTCGCTCGTTCGTCATAATTATATCCTCCTTAAACAAAGATACTCCAATTATCCACATATAGTAAGAATATATAATTCTATAGTCTTTAGATATGACCGAAACTCCTATCATAAACGATTTATAAATTAGGAGCTGATAATTATGGGAAGTTCGATTCTGCCCAAGACAAATAAATCGCAACCAGACGAAATTATCAATTATTTAGATCCGGATGGATTGCGTCAGTTATTGCGTCAATTGAAACTTCATTTGCAATTGAAGCCAGATACCGACATTGATTATTACGATGATAAGACCAATCATAAATTTACTTCAGTATTGCATAACAAAGGTTCCTATCAGCGTATGGAACTTAAGACATATCCAGACAATGATGGGTATGAAGGGTATGCGGGAATTCATATTGATAGTGGAACATTCGGTCTGGAACATTCGCTGGAAGGTTGGACTGGAACACAGTCCGATGCATCGAAAAACGAACAAGTCAATCGTGTACAGATTGGAGCAATGGCAGTAATTCCTTCCAAAGAAGGATGCTATATCACCAAAGGGGATGTTGATACAAAATCACATCACCGCATTGCGGCAATGTTGTTTGATCCATATGATGGTCGAGCATATCTATATTCCAATGATGATGCTCGTTATGTAAACAATCTGAATCGTTCGAAAGATACAAAACTTCCTCCAAGAACGGTTGCCCGTGTTGTGGATATTCCAACCCATCTTACGGATTTAGAAAATGATTTGGATTTCGTTGCTGACATCGATTATCATCATACTGATAACAATTTCACGAACTCAAATCGGTATCTGGTGGATAATCTAGATGACCGTACGTTTGTGTACCCAGAAATTGCTAAGGATGTCCATGGGGAATACATTGAAAATTATCGTGTCGGTTTGAGTGGGGAACAGGTATATGCGGAAGGTGATGGAGAGTTCTCCATCAATCAGCAATACGGTTTCCAAGATCGTATTGATGCGGTAATTTCATCGTATGGATACAATCGGACCTATTCCGGAGTGAATCATAAACCTGGGTATCTTCCCGCAATTTTCCGTTCCATTGAAGAATTGAAAAAGGTGGATCTGGTTGGTCAGTTAAGAACTCCAATGACCAATCGAGAGACTCCGGGTGCAAAAAGACCATATAATTATTATCTATTTGATGGTGTTTGGAGTCCTTCTTGGTATGATCGTGAAGGTTATAAGGATTCCTATATGGCGCAATCGTTGAATCCATTATCATTGGAAAATATTTTGGATCAACGAGAACCAAAACCATTTGCAACATTGAACCAAGATCCTACAAATAAGTATACAACCGCAAAATTGTATCAATGGAGATATAACCGGGTATCTATTGTTTATTATTCCAAGGATATTTCCATTAACGTTGTGGATGCTGGGAAAGCCTATCGGGTCGGGGATATTCTGCGGTTTACTTTCTGCGATGATGTCATCAAGTTTAAAGTAAATCGAGTCAATTCCTATGGAGGAATTATTTCAGGGGAACATATCAAGGATGTTCTGAGAATTTATGAACAAGATCCGTCAACAAATCGTGTTGGTGTTTCGTTTACAAATGCATCCTCAGTGGGCTCTGGCGCAACATTGGCGATTAGCTGTAAAGCGACCATTAAAACAAATGCAACGCAGATTAAAAATAATCTATATGCGTATGTTGATATAACCCCATCCGTCCGAAGTGATAATACTTCAGAATGGTCCGATACGTCATCTCCGACGGATAGTGGTGGACGTGTTGTTGTTCGTAGTACAGCAGCACATCCGGCGTACAGCGGAATCAATTCAGGACGTGGTGGCCCGGCAGGAAATCCAAATGGTACGAATCTAAAGCTCTATGAGCATGGTGGAAATGCAACGGCTGGCATTCACGTCCATCTATTTCGGTATGTCATCAATACCCAAAACCCATCTTGGGTTATCAAGGATGGCGTTCAGGTATTCTTAGGCGATTGGGTTGACCAAGGGCCTATGGGATTGGAACGTCCATGCGATATCAAAGCGCTGCTTTTCAGTAACCCAGATACAAATAATTTCAATAATTATTACAAGTTTAATCTGGATACTTACTTTGATACGATTTCTCGTAATCCGGATTCTGTTGTTACTGGAAATTCAAATGCAATTTCTCAGATGTATCTCCATGTTGCACAGAAAGATCCAGATCCTGGTCAGAAATTTTTTGATACAAAGGTGAATGCATCTTCTGCTCAAATTGAACAGATTGATATCACCAATAAAGTATTGTATCTCAACGCCGCAACTCGTGTTGCGTTCATATATAATGCGGGTCCTAAGAACGATTCATCATTCGGATATGGTTACCAAAATGCTGGATGGATTCCTATCGCCGGGTCGGTAACTCGATAATTTCTGTAACGATCTATATTATTATGGATAAAAAAAGAAAGGGGAATGTTCCCCTTTCTTTTTTATGAATATAAATTCAGTTCTTCTGGTGGAATATATGGCTTTGCAGCAGGTTTCGGCTTTTCCTGCTCTTTGGTAACTTTGGGATATAAACAAATGGTCCCATCATCTTTGAATTCGACTTTGTACATATCATATTTTAGATTTCGTAATACGATTTGTCGACTCTTATCTGCAAATAAAGTCAACCATTTGCTCATGAGAATCCCTCCATCATTTCTTCTTCATTTTTTCATATTCCTCATCGACAAGATATGCAGCCGCATTATTGGATGCGGCAACAGCAAGTTGATCAGCTCGATTGTTCATGTCGTTATCGGCATGCCCTTTTACCCATTTCCAATTGAGTACAATTCCTTTTTCTTCTGCTGTTTTAATTACTTCGATAATCTCTTCCCAGAGATCTTTATTTTTGACCATACCGCCAGTTTTTGTAACCCAATTATTTTTCTGCCAATTTGCCAACCAGCGCATGGATATTGCATTGATGCAATATTGCGAATCACTAAAAGTAATGATTGCCTTAGAATCGGATAATTTTGTATCAATGCATTTTATGGCCTCCGTCACACCATGAATGATCGCCATCATTTCCATTCGGTTATTTGTCGATAGTCGATATCCTTGACTCTTCTCAATCTTCACTGGAATTGGCATTTCGTCATCTTTTGCAGTCGGTGTATATTGACAAATATATGCCCATCCAGATGGTCCCGGATTTGATAGTGAACTTCCATCGGTATAGATTTCAATTGGTAGCGACATAGTAAAATCCTCTCCTTTAAAGATAACACTTTGTTTATGAATTCTGATTAAATTTATAATATATCATTTTTATGATATTAATTGGCATTTATATGGTATCCAGCGACCATGCTATAAGTGTGTTTATTATTTAATATGAAGAGGTGTAATTGATGGTAAAAATTCAAGTGTTAGGAAAGGGGTATCATCCTCGTATTGGATTCCTTCCGAGGTGGACTCCGTTCTATGCAGACCAGAACACGATTGGTTGGTTATTAGCGACGGGGACATTTAAGATTCGATATTTTAACCCAGATACGAATCAAATGGAGGATATTGATCGAAAAAACTATATCCCAGTGTGTAATAATATTTTCAGTAAACCAGTACCCCCGGTAATTCCACAAGAAATTTATGAGAAGATGGAGATCACTCCTCCCACGCCAGAACCGCCAAATCAAAGTGATCCTCCAGGAAAAGTGCCAAATGAAGAATTGGATATGGAAGCGGCTGATGAACCTCCTTTCATCCATAATCGCCAAGATAAAGATTTTGTTTACTGTAATAATTCTGGAACTTACAATATGTTGAATCCGGATATTGAAAATGGGAAACTTGTTCTGTATAAAGATACCCTTTTTGAAACAGATGCACGTGTTATACATCATGATGGTAAATTGGAATTTTCACTTTATGCTCCGACATCAAGTTTTAAATATGAGACATATGATGATCCCAAGTTGAAGCGTACAAGAATCCGTCCAAATAATCGAGTAGAGCGTGCAACGTCAGATATCCAGATCAATAAAGATACTGGGTATGTTGGGGAAAATATTGATTACGTTGAAAATTGTACCACTGGTATTTGTGAGAAGATGCCAGACTGGGATGCAACTTCCGTAAATCAATTCGAAGTAAAATATTTTAACTATAAGAATTGCCCATTTGGAGTTGCAATCGCCGGATTGATGCAATTTGAAAAGAATCTAGATGAACTCGAATCTGAAGAAGATAGGCGTCGTGCGCTCGAAGGATATTTAAGGTATGGCAGTGTTCGTTTCTTTGGATTTCCGAATCCAGAACTTGGGTCTGAATTTGACCCTTCGGACAAAGATCATTTGAAAATTGCATATGTTGGAAATCAGCCTGGTAAGGAAACATTCCGTCTTACAAAGATTCCATTTATCATCAAGGATAAAACATTTTTATCCTGGTATGACATTGGAATTCTCGAATCCCGCAAGCAGGCGGTTGCAGAAGAGAAACGGAAAACAAAAGAATATTCAAAAGACTTTACGCAAGTGAATATTATTTATGAGGATAATATTCGATTTGCTATTGGGCAGAATGTTCGTCATAATCCACGATTCTTCGAAGTTCCAGAAGGAAAGCCATTTAGTATTGGAAAATTAACTGGTCTCAAGAGGTCAACATTCTTTGTTCGCAAACCGTATCAGCCGAGTATTGTTGTTGTTGATAAAGAACTTATGCCACGACTGCACGAGTACAATGATAATGATATGAGGGATTTGTACATAACAACTCACTATCTCGATGAAACCCATACAAAACTTGAACAGCGTTCACTCATGAATCGATATGTTTATGATATGGATAATCACGCAATTTCACAATTCCTTTCCGATCGAGGCGAGAGTTCGAAGTCTGCAAGTATTATGGGCAATCATTGGAACGATGTTACGTCTGGATGTACAAGCGATATCTGGTTTGTTGCTCTAAGGAGCGGAACACTTGAGAAAGATCCTGCACTGAAGAAAGCATTGTGGGCAAACTACAAGTCATGGTTCGACGTTAATAAAGCCCCACATTAATATTTCAATTATAATCATAAAAAAGAAAGGGTGGATGTCCACCCTTTCTACTTTCAATCATTCATATGTTTTTCGATATTTTTATTATACTTCTTCACGAATGCTTTGAACTTTTCATCCGATTGCATTTTATCGATGCGTGCCAACAGCTTCGCTTCTTTCTTTTTATTCTCTTTTGCTTTTCGTTTTTCTGCAATCTTACTGTCTGTTTCTTCAAATCCAATATTTCGTCGAAGTTCCAGAACGTCCATTCCATTCCGTTCCAATGTATTGAAGAACTCTTCTAATTTTTCGTCCCCATTTGACAGATAACGACGACGTTGTGAAGGTGCTGAAAGGATCGCTGCTTCCATGCGTTGTTCATATAGCCACACATCATCATCATTCGCCCAACTTCCTTTCATACGGATATGATCGAAGATGGATGTTTTCTCATCGGTATCGAATATTGAATCCGACATGAATGCGCTCGACCAATATCCTCCGCCATCGGAAGCATTTTCTGCCGCATCCATTTTTCGAAGAGCTTCATGGACATCGCGTTTGATGAGTTCTTTATAATATCCTTTCTTCTTTCTCTTCTTTTTCTTCTTGGAATGAAATGTTTCCATGGGTTCATATCCGCGAAGGTATTTCATATCAACATTTCGTACAGGCATCTCAATGAATTGCTCTTCGTTGACATATGGACGATCTTCTTCTGGAACGAGGCGATTGAATTCTTCTTCCTCATCATAATCCTCGTCCGGTTCGAAATACCCTTCTTTCTTCGCCGTATATAAATCTGCCGGATTTAGATCACGATTTGCAATATAGTTGATGATTTGCAATACATTGTAATCTTTCATCCGTTTTAGTTTCGGGCGCGGAATTGCTTTTGAATAAATCCTCCCTTCATGAACGAGTTCCATGAACTCCTCTTTGGTATGGAGATAATCTTTTTCCGAAAGGATATTCCATGCATCCATAACAGTACGCATCGCTTCAACAAATTGATCCGCACGCCGATAGATGGTTTTTACCATCGACAGTCGAGAACGAATATCATAGAATATGTCTTGCTCTTTTAACTGTTCATCCGTATAATGATATCGATCACGAGGTCCATAATCATGGACAATTGTCGTCTCACATCCTTTTCGGATTTCCTCCATTTCCTTTTCAGTATATTTGTGAATCCGACGTTTCTTTTTCGGCCGATATATTTCGGATGGTTCGATATCGACGATTTCATCGTCTCGATCTGGTTGTAACTTCACCAGTTCTTCCGATGTTAATACATCGATAACTTCATCATCATGAGATTCTCGAAATGGTTTTTGATCTGAATTTCTCCGTCTCCGATAAGGAGGATCTTCATGAGATCTTCCTTGTGCATCCAGAATGGATGCCCATACTTCATCCGAGTTCATAAATCGATTCCTCCATATAACATTATTCTCCATATTAATAATATAATATATCAATAAAAAAGTGAAATGGGGGGAAAACCACACACCTTTTTTTT